GATCCACGTATTATCAAGTATTTTGACATTTATTCCCCCATGTTTCTTTTTAAATTTATTTTTCTATTATTTTTTGTAGCATGTTTTATTTCTTGCATATCCCAATACCATTTTTCACCGTCCATTATTGGATGATGGTACATATGCAATATTTCAGAATCTGGAAATGTTTTAATATTTAAAATATCTCTTGCTTTTATCAAATGTTCAAATAAAATACCTTCATTACTATCAGTATTAATAAAAAACGATTGTTGTTCTTCTAACATGTCTGTATCATCATCAAATATAATATATTGTTTTATTTCTGGGTGGTTTTCTAACCACTGTTTTATTTCTTGACCTCTTGGTATACGATTACCATTTATATCTTTATAAAGCGATACGGTTCTCCAATCATCGTGTACTAAATCTTTTAATATTTCATTAAAAAAATTATAGTCATGATATTTTCTCCACGTTGAACTTATAACAAATTTTGAATTAGACATTTTAGCCAACCAAATAATCCAATTCACCGTATATTTATCCCAGCAGTACCAACCTGTTTTTGCAGAATTTAAAACACCATCGACGTCTAAGAAAAATACAGATGTGCTTTTACTCATTTTAATTAACCTTATATTTGATTTTTTTATTTGATTTTATATCATCGTATACGTCAATTAAATGTTCTATTGATTTTTTAAATTTATTCATAATGCGGGTATTATTACGAAAAATCACTATTACATCATTGTCTATAGTTTTTATTTTAAATTCAACATATTTCTCTTGAGAATTATTACATGCTTCTTTACATAACTGTTCAATAAGTTTTATTGATTTTTTACCTGAATTTATTTTAATTTCGTACGCATCAAGTTTTTCAATTTTTAGATTTGTATTTAAAAATGATTTAATAGCATTTCTTTTAATTTTATAACACACGTGTTCACGATTATATAATTTTTTATCATATACAGATAGTGTATGATATTTTTTCCTAATTTTTGAACGTTGTCTATCTTTTAATACATTTCTATAGTCTTCCGTTTTTTTAAATTTACGAAAGTGTAATTCGTTTTCATAATTTTCAGATATGTATTCATTTATTTTTTCATGATACATTTTTCTATTTGTATTATAAAGATTTGGATTTTGTTTTTGGAACTTATTTTTCAAAAGATTTAAAATACGTATATTTTCTAATTCATCTGATGATAATTTAGATTTTTGTTTTTTCTTGTATTGCTGTTGATACTCTATATACTTTTTAGGATCTTTATGATAATGTCTATTTGAAATTATCTTTTGATACTCTTTTTTTTCTTCTGCATTTAATTTACTAATGGGTTTTTTAAATGTTTTAAATGCTATCGAATTTTTATTATGTCGCATAAGTTTTTCCTATATTATATTAAACTTATATGCAATATAAGGAAAATTTTTTAAATAAAAAAATATTTTTTTAAAAAATATTATTATAGCTGTAAGTTATTAATAATATTAGAATTAAAGTTGAAAAAAAATTTTTAAAAGATATGAAATAGAATATTGGTCTAAACCAAACACGCATTGCAAATACGTCTTTTTCATCTATTTTTTCAGTTTTTAACGTAATGATTTCCCAAAAATCATATTCTTCAAATAATTTAAATACTCCTGCAATATCACGTACCACGAATTTTTTTCTAGTTTCAAAATCTAAATCAAAAAAATCTTCTGTATAATTAATAGCAGTATACGGCATACCGTACCAATCTCTTTTAAACTTTAAAGATTTCCAGATTTTAGTTTTTGATATTTTTTTAATAGATCTTCTTAAATAAATATAATTTCGTATGTCTTTAAAAACACCAAATATATTAATTATAAAAGTAGAATTCCAATAAAAAAAATTTTTTAAACTCTCATATATTACAGATGTATTATTTTTATTAGTCTCTGCCATTTTCAATATCTACTAATACTTTATTAATTTTATCTTTATATATAATTTTAATATTTTGTGTAGCATTAAAAATACGGGTTTTAACTGTATTAAAATTTATACTATATTTTTCTGCAATTTCTTTTTGTTTCATATTGTGCATATATTTATCCTTTAATATTATAGAATATTGCTCTGGTAAACATTCAATACATTCTATAGCGATACCATATTTTTTTGATAATAATAAATTTTCAAATTCGTCATCTTCATTTTGCATATATTCATTTTTACTCAAATAATTATCTATTAAATAATTATTATCAACATCTTCATCAAATAGCATGTCTAATGCTGTTCCATAATCTTCAATATCATCATTTATTAACATATTTCCTAAAAATATTAATCTATCTTTTTTTTCTGTTTTGTAAAAATAATATGCTTCATTTTTAGCAATACCGTATATCCACGTTGTAAATTTATATGAAGGATTAAAACCATCAATATTCAAAAATAATTTTTCAAATGTACGTTGTCTAACTATTTTTGAATTTTCAACGTCTCTAAGAATTTTATAAATATGTTCAAACAATGGGTATTCCAATTTATTATAAATCTGATTAAACACCCTTTCGCATTTTGTATCTTTATACATTAAACCTAATTCATGTAATGATACATCATTTTTTTTATTTTTCATAATTCCCCCAGAATTTTTAAATATAAAATTTTAATTTTTTAAATAAGTAGTTTTGTCTTTATCTAATACTTCTAAAACTTGTGTAGGTGTCATATAACCTTCTACAACAGTAGAAGACTGTAATACTTGTAATTTACGTGTCAAATGGTCTAATAGCATTTTATCTTTACTCATAGATACATCCATTTTTAATAATATGTGCTCATCTGTTGGTCTTCCACTTAATTTATCTATCAATTTCAATTCTTCTAATTTTAATTCTTTATGCGTAATCCTACGACTTGTGACATAAATTTCTTTTAAAATAGCACGAATTTCCAAGTATCTATGATTTTCTCCAGTTAAATTTTTATCTATCATATAAAATCCTATAATATTTATTATAATTAAATAAATTAGTTAATGCAATTTAATAAAAAAAATTCAAATAAAAAAATTTTATTTAAAAAAATTTAAAAAAAGTTGGGTAAAGTTTTTAACACTTTACCCAACTAATTAATAATTAAAATATTTATGAAATAATTAAGAATATTTTGTAGCCAATCTAACCCAATCGAAATTTTCAGAATCATCTTGTGGCATATACATTGCTAAAATTTTAGCTTTACACATACCAATATATGTTCTAATATTAATATCAGTTTGAATTACACCAGCTTTAACTGAAGTTTTCATTACTTCAAATACTTCCATTTTATCATCTAAGTCTAATTCAATATCAATATCAGGTATTAGTGCTTCAATATAATTCAACATATCGTCATCTGATAATGTAATATCTATAGATTTAGATCTTGAAACAATTGCAGCCAATTTTTTATTAGCTAATAAATCATCTCTTGTAATATTACTTACAAATATAATTCTTGAAGTAATTTCAAAAGATTGTGGTGTTCTACCTTTTTGTAACATTTTATGTATATCTAAATCGGACATACCTCTAGAATCAAAAGTATTAGTAGATAACCAAGTAACTTCTCTAATATCTGATGTGTCTAATGCAGCTTTAAGTATATTTCTACTATCTTCAGTATTCCATACTGAATCACAATCATCAAATACTAAAATTGTATCATCTTTATGTGCATACAATGTTCTAAATAAACCTAATGCTGATGTTTTACCTTGAATTAATCTCCAGTCTTCGCCTCTCACTAAATTAAATTTTGCCATATTTTCTTTAACACGCGTAGTCTTTCCAGTACCAGGTGAACCTGTAATAATTAAAGAGTTATCTAAACCTCTAATAACTGATGCAACTAAAAAATCCATATCTTTAAAAAGTTGTTCTACTGTAGAATCTTGAGACTCTAATCTAGATTTCAATCTTTCAATTTGTGCGGCTTCAATAGGATCAACATTTTCTTCCTCTAACACTTCGGTAACTCCAAATTTTTCATTAGCAATATCTTCAAATCCTAATTTTTTAATTTCTAAATATATGTATCTTTCAGATTCTGCTTGATTCATAACCCCAGGTGTTTTTTTTCTTCTATACCATTTAGCTTTTAATATTTGATATTCACCTTCTTCTTCTTGTGAAAGATTTTCAAACATTCTAAGTTGTTCAGATTCTAAAACATCATAACCTAAATCAATATTATATGTTGATTTTATAAAATCTACTGGATTTATTTTAAATCCTTTAGTCTTTAAAACATGTATTATCATTGCAACTATTTGTACCATATTCATACTTGTAGTATCTACTTTATAATCAGGCACCGGTTTATCAGAAAACCAAAAATCAACATTTGCAATTGCTGAACTATTATTTGAATTTGTAGGCAACCAATTCAATCTCCAAACGTTACCAGATAAACTTACAAATCTAACACCTTTGTATTCTTTTGAACCATCTTGTTTAATGTGCTCAAATTTTTTATCGTGTATTACAGTTTCTCCAAGAGCTTTGGTTAAATAACTAGAAACAATATCTAAAGTTCTTGATAAATCTTTATTAAGTATTGCTTCATTAATTTTTTCAGTATTTTGAAGTTGTTCACACCAATTTTCAAAAAGTGGAATGTATTTTCTATTATTCATAATTATAAATATTTATTATTTTAATGTATATATTTATTATTCAACTTCTTCTGGAGTTTCTTCTATCCCAGTGTCTTCAGCTGTTTCAGTTGTTTCAGTGTCTAATGTTATATCATCACCAGCAACATCATCACCGGCGGCATCTTCACCAGAATCTTCTTTTTCTTTTTTCTTTTTCTTATTTCTTTCTAGAAAATCATAATCAAAAGGACCATGTTCTTCCATGATATAATCAATATCAAAATATGGTTTACCTTCTGAATCTTGTATATCAAGCAATCCTTTTATAAATTCTAATTTTTTATTTGCAGTATCTCTAATTCTAAGTTCTTCAAATACGTTATCCGAATTAAATTTAATACCTATTTTTGATTTAAAATATTGGTCACCATTAATTTCTGGATAATCTAAAAACATTTGAAGTACTAATGGTTTTATTAAAAGTTCTTGAAAATCAGATCTTAGTCTATTTACAAATCTTGAAAATTGAATTTCATCTCTTTCCATACCATCTACACCTGAAATAAATGTAGACGACGCATCTTTTTGCAATCTTGTAAATGGTATTTGTGAATCTTCCCAAAGTTTATCACGCCAATATTTAAGCAATTCTGGATTTGAAAGATCATATCCTTCAAATTTTAAAGATTCTATTTCAGTTTGTTGACCATTCTTAGAGCCAATAGCATAATTTCTAAATAAATTTAAACTTGGATTCCCATCAATTCTTACTTCACCTGATTGATCATCTATTATAATTTCTTCACGGTATCTTGCAATAAGTTGACCAACAGCTTCTTCATTTTTTTGTCTTGATCCTGCAACAGGTACAATCATTTTCAATCTAAAAGAAGCATGCATTATAGTCCAAATAACTGCAACATTTTCAATAGTTCTATATAAATTGAAACTTCTTATCATTGATTGTACATATGAAATTTCAGAAAAATTTTGAGATTTACCATGTGCAATATAAATAATATGAGTATCTGGTATAATTCTTTTCATTTGTGTATCTTCTGGATATTGTATCCATACACGAGTTTGTATACCATCTAAATCTATAACCGAAGGTACTATTTTTGCAGCATCTAATTCAATCGCTTTAATTATTTTTTGACCATATCTATCATATACAAGTTCAAATGCTAAAATACCTTCTACTAAATATTTTCTAAAATATCTCCATGCAGTATTACCTTGATTAAAACCAAATACTATAGAATAAATGTGATCAAAATTTTCAATCACGCTTTTTTTAATATCATCTTCATGTTCTTTATTAAGATCTGTTAGAACACCTAAATTTGGCTTTGCAAAATAATTTTGTTCATCATAAACTATAGCTTCATCTGAAACAATATCTAATAATTTAGATATTTCACGATGTGCTGCCATTTTATTTAAAAAATCACGTTGACCAGGATAATCTTTTTGATAAAAGCCAATGGCTTTCATATTTTGATTAATATCAGCAGACCTAGCTATAAAAAAAGATTCTTCGTCTAATGTAGACCCACTTTGTAAAAGCATTGCCTCATTTCGACCAAGTCCTAATTTTTGTCTAACAATTAAATCTTCATAATCTTGACCAGCCCTAATAATTTTTCTTAAAGGGCCTTTTAAAGAATTAAATATATTATTAACATCATTATTATTTGTACTTCTAAATCCTGCCATATTAACTTATAGTTTCTGTTTGAATAGTTCTCCAATGTTTACCTTTTATAGTCCTAACAAATCCAGAATATTCAAAAATTTTATCATAGTCTTGAAGTTTAACAAATTTTACATTTTTTCTTGGAATCTGAGATTTACTCCAAATTCTCATAGAATTATAAACTTTTGGTAAATATCTTTCAACTGCTAAAAAGAAATCGTCTATTCTTTTTTTATCATATATCGTAATACTAGTTTTAGATTCATTTAACATTTGTATATCACGATCTAATTCATTACTAAAAAATTGTGTATATAATTCCATTAATTGAACTTTATATTCTTTAGGTAAAAAATTAATATTAAAACCTTTTACCCTATAATCTCCATCTTTTAAATAATCTTCTTTAACAAGAACCATAGGTCTAAAATCGACACAGTTTCTCATTTTACTGTCATTCATATATACATAATCAAATGTATATATTCTAGCCGGTAAAAAAGAAAATAAACTCCCAAATGCGTTGCTTTCATATATTTTAGATTCTAAAGATAATTCCTGTATAAATTTAGAAGATCCATAATACATATTTAATCGCTCTTCTAATTCAGAACGTTCTTTAAATTTATATTTAAAATCATTAAATATTTTTACAGGAGATTCAAAGTTTTTTCCCATTATGCATCTGCCCCAATTTCTTTTTCATCTGGAATTTTTGTATTTTTAACATATTCTTCAGATTTTGAGCTTTTTAAATAATTTTTATATTCTTGATTAAATATTTCAATTAATAATTCAGTATCTAATGTATCTTCTGGATTTTTTTCATACACATACACATATTTTCTAAATGCTTGGATAGCAAGCTTATGTGTAATTTTAAACATACTATCAGGGAATTGAACATTATATTCTTTAGAATATAAATTGATTAGTGATGCACGTTTTTTTATTCCAAAATATTTATTTAGGTATTTAATAAATTCTGGTTCATGTCCTTCAGGTATATCATTTGAAGTATTGCTATCATCAAATATATCATTGTCTCTATTAAATACATTACCACCTGCAGTTTTTTTACTATATGCAGTAGTCATTGCAAAAACTATATTTTTATTACGTATATTACGTTCAACCATAGAATATGTCAATTTGTGGTATGGTACATTTTTAAATTTTTCATTAAATACTATTTTAAATCCTAATTCAGATAAATTTTTAATAATTTGGAAAAATTCTGGTGTATTATATTCATCACCATATAATTTATTTTGGTCTTTAAAATCTTTTTGAATTATTGCTAATCTATTACCGTCAAATATATGTTTATAATAATTTTTTTCAATTTCTGTCAATTCAACTTTAAAATCTTCAGGAATCAAATTTAAATCTATTTTATTCGGATCCATTGAATCTGAACTATAATTTGTATTTACTCCAATAGAACTACTAATAGAATCGTCACGTATAACGGCCTGTTCAACTTTAAAAAATTCTTTACCATATGCTTTAACAACATCATTTATTAACATTTCATATGGTGAAAGATCTTTAATTTTTTTACTAAATAACCATGTTGATTTTTTATAAGGTTCAAAAATTATATTAAAATTTTTAATAAACTTTTCTACAATTTTTTTATTATCAGTATAATTAGATGATATTTTAGAAACTGGATATTTTAATGTGATATATTTTAAAGCTGCATCTTTAATAAAAGTTTTAATTCTATATGTAGTTCTTTCTAAAGCAATTATAAAATTTTCACCATTCATATAATCGCTTTTTAAAATAACACCATTATATGTTTCTTTATCTTTAGCAATTTGGTCTACTAATTCATTTTTAATTAAATTTAAAACGTCTTTTAAATTAAATATTATAGAATATAAGTTAAATGTTTTAAATTTAAGATTAGTTATAGATTCGGCAATAATCATTGCAAAATCATGTTGTGCGGCGTTTGCTGTATTTTTATCAATAGTTTTAGCATTAAATTTTTTAATTAATTTAGAAACATAATTAAAAATGCCCTCATTTATCTGCTGGTTTTCATCTATACCTAAAAATATAGTATTTTTATATTGCGAATATTTTTTCATTATTAAGATGCATATCTTTATTATCTATATATTTTTAATTACATAGTGTTTGAAACATATTTACCAATTTATTTGGACATACTTGATTAATTGTAGGAGTTTCTAATAATTTATATGAATTTGAACATTCTTTTAAATAATTATACATTCTTCTATCATCGTCATAGGTTTCAATTTCTCGATATACTGGAGATGCATACACACCGTATTCTCTTTTAAATATCATTGTATTACCATCTAACATTTCATATGGAACTTTACGTGTAGGCGAATCACCAACTGATTCAAAATTATCAACGCCGATTCTTGTATTATTATAAGGATTCCATATATTACGTCTAACACCACCCCATTCATAACCGCCATTTATAATTATATTCAAAGTTTCATAATGATTAGGTTCCCACCATACGTCATCGTCCGCAAATGTAACCCAAGGCGTCTGTGCTAACATTAATCCAACTGCACGTAAATGTGAGCCATATGGATTTCCAAGGTCACCAGGGACGTATATCGATAAAATATAGTCGTTATTAAATTCTTCGGGTTTTTTATTTATATCAGAATCATGTCTAAAATCATCCCATAGTATAATGTGATAAATTTCTTCAGAATTATTTTGAGATCTAATACTTTCTATCAATTTATTTAAACTTGTTCTACCACTTGTTGGTGTAATAACTGTCAGTTTTTTATTTTTTATCATAATTTAATACCATTTAAATGACTTTCATTGATTATTTTAAATTCCATATTTACAGTTTGTGCATATTCAATGGCTGCTGCGAATTTAGCATTATTTATTAGCCAAGTTTGCATTTCATTTTTATATCTTTCAATTTTTTTAGGAGTTTTTTTACCTTCAAGCACAGGTTTAACCATATATTGTTTTTTTGGTTTGACTTCTATTAAATATTCTTTAATATTTTGGTCGTCAACTTTAATTTTCATATAAAAGTCGATAAAATATTTATGCTTTCTATTGTCTAAAGGTGAAATATAATCTATTGAGATTGGTTCAGAACTCCATTCTAATACATGACCACTTAAATCGCAATATACCATAAATCTATGTTCCCACGAACTTCTGTATATGATATTAGTATAATCGCCTCTATATTTTTTAAAATATTTAGGCGAATAATAACCTTGTTTAAAAACAGATTTATTAGTAGGCCTAACATTTTTAATATTATTTGTCATTAAAATACTCTAATATTTTCATCAGATATAGATACAAGATTTGCCTCTGATATTGGATGTAATTTATTAAAACTTTCAGTAAAACCATTTTTTATAATTTGCGTAAAATATGCAAAAGCATTTGTTGATTTTTCTGGATTAAAATTTTTCCAATACATTAAACATTTTTGTATGCCTGTAGCTATACAATCTTTTCTATCATCTTCACGTTTATATTTTAATTTTTCAGACGCTTTAGTACTTATTTTCATTATCATAACTACAGCATTTGCAGTAAGTTCACCGCGTTCTTTTGAAATCATCAATTCACGTAAAAAATCCTTATTTTTTAAATAAGGTTTCTTTTTAAGAGTTTTTCCGTTTATGTCATTATTTATCAATTTATATGTATTTAATATTTATTAAATTTTATTTTAAGAAAAAATAAAAGTTTTTGATGGTGTATTTTTATCAATAAAAAAATAAAACCCAAAAAATTTGGGTTTTATTAATATGATATTATGTAAAATTTTTAATTATTCAGTGTCTTCAATTTTTGTACAATCTTCAATTTTACAAGTTTCAATTTTATTATCTTCGAATTTAACAGTACACGTTAATTTATTTGCACAAGCTGTAACTTTACCTTTTCTATTAGATGGTTTATGCTTTATACTATCACCTATTTCAAAAGGAGGTTTTTCTTCAGTTTTTTCTTCAGTTTTTTCTTCAGTTTCTTCTTCAGCTTCACTTAATTTATCTATGATATTTTTATATTCTTCTTTTTTAATTAAAATTTCATTTTTTAATTCTTCTAAAATATCAGCAAGCATTTGCTTTTGTTCTTCATTCAATGTTTGTTTTTTTAATACTAACATTTTATCAAGTTTAGATTCAAAAGTTTTAATTTCTTTTAATTTTGAATTTGCTTGTTTTTTATATTCTTCAACTTTAGAGCTTTCAATTTTAATACGTTCTTGTATAGATTCAGTAATATCAAATCCCATGAATTCATATAAATAGTTTCTAAGAGTTTTTGCACTTTTAGTTTTAACCATTTTATTCATGTTTATATTTTCATTAACTAAATTAACATAAAATGTATCACCATAAGTTATTAAATCTGCGTATACCTTAGACTCTTTAATATAACTGATTCTTTCAATAAAATCAAATTCTACAAAATTATCTAAGTTTTCATATAAATCAAATAGTCCTTCAACTTTTTTAGAAGATACAGTTTGTGATATACCATATCTAATAATATCGTTAGTTTTAGATTCTATTAATTTATCATTAATGTTTAATGTTCTAGTGTTATCATCTAAATTAAATTTAATATCAACTTTATTATTTCCAATAAATCCTTGAATAGTAGTATCATTAATAACTCTAAAATTTAGATTTTCGTATAAATTTTGTAAGATAGCCAATCTATCTGGAATTTCTTTAGATTCTGCTACTGAAATATTGTCACCATCAATTACCAAACATCTATTATTTAAGAAAAAGTAATCTTTACCATTATTAGATTCTACTAAACCATTAATTTTAGAAATTTTAAATTCACTAGGATCTGAATTAACAATTGTATTTTTTCTAGTATTTACAAATTGATTTAAGAAATTTTTAAAGTATGAATCAAATGATAATTTTGCATACTTTTCTGCAATAATCGACTTTTTCATTTTCGTCGGATATGCTTTATAATCTTTAAGATCATTTTTTAAATTACTAAAAACACCTAATCTAGGATTATTATCAATGTATTCAATTATACTTTCGATTAATATTAATTCTTCAGAATCTTTATAATTTTCTTGTAATGTATTTAATGATTTACTAACCAATGGATCAAAAGAAAATTTATTTAATTCAACATATACTTGATTAGCTATTTTATAGTCAGGTATTCCATTAGAAATAGATTCACTTATTAAGTTTAATAATCTATTAAATTCTCTAGTATTTGCAACGGGACTTGTAGATTCTTTAATATCATTTAAAATACTTTGAATTCCCAAATCATATATTTTATAATCTTTTTTAATAAATTCAAAAAGTTCTTGTTCTATTTTATTAAGTTTTTCTTTAGATAAACTTTCAATTAATAATTGTGTTGCAATTCTAGGATTTGACTCTTTTGCAATAACTTGTGCGGATTCTATTGATTCTACAACAATTTTACCTAAACCATTTTTTGTTTTACCATTATTCCAATTTTCAAGGTATCCACCAGAATAAACTCTACCTGTTGACATAGACCCAGGGACTGGAACACTGTGATTATATGTGTCATCTGCAAAATTTAAAGTTGCTAAATAATTAGAAAATTCTTTAACTCTAGGATCCCAATTTAATGCTCTAAGACACTCTAAGCATTTGAATCTCGTATAAGCATTTGGGTCTACTAAATAATCTTCTAAAGATTTTGCACATTCTGTTACAGTTTTAGGATATTGTTTTACTTCTTTTGAATCTTTTAAATATTCAATCATATTTAAAACTCTAATATCATCTTTAAACTGCGTTAAACTTTCTTCAAGATATTTTATTTCTTTCATTACATTATCATCAGATGGTAACGTTTTGAAAATATCTAGAACTTTTTCGAAAACTTTATAATCTTCATTTTTGTCTATTAAATCTTTAGCGATTTTCAATTTATTTTCATAAACCGGATCTTTAAGATTTTCAGAACCATTTATTATATTATTATAAGATTCTAAAAGTCCAATATCATTCAATTTAAATAATTTAAATTCAGATATGAAAGTTTTATTTTCATTATCTGTCATTTTGATTGAAAGTGCTTCGTTCAAGAATTCTTTAATGACTAAATGAAAGTCATTATAATTCCCAGATTCTAAAATGCCCGCATATATCTTGCAAACGCTATTTAAAGAATCATTTTCGGTTTTGTTGCTGAAAGATCTTAGTTTTTCAGCGTATTGCTTAGAGTTTATCATATTACCTGAAATGAATTTTTAAAAGTTATTTTATCTATATATTAAAAATTATAAAGTCTTATTATTTAAGACTTGAAATTTTAAATATTATTTTTGAAATAATCTACAAAAATATATATTAAAATATTATAATCATATACAAAAAATGCCATTAAATTACAAATATAAAAAAAATTCTGACGATATATTTATGAGAAGTGTATACGCAGGATTGACAGAAACACTTACAAATGTTACTAAATACGTACAAATAGAAGATGACAATACTAAAAAAATGATAAGGGTTCCCTTTTATTTAAGCGCAACGGGACAAGAACGTTTTTTATATTATTATTTTTCAGGTAAAAATTATGAAACATGTGAAGAATTTGTAGAAGGTTCATACGATGTAGTTCCTAGAGGTGTTATAACATTTGATGGATTTACTATAGCAAGTTCTGAAATAACATCACCACATGCTAGAGCTGAATTTTTTGAAGTAGATAACGACGGTAAAGTATTAACATATTCAGCCATTATTTCTTCAATACCATTAAAAATGTCATTTACATTAGAAATATTATCATCAACTGAAAATGAAAGAATGAAAATTTCGCAATCATTGATAGAAGAATTGTATTTCGTTAGAAAGTTTCATTTTTATTATCAAGGTATTGTAGTACCTGCACAAATATCATTTCCAGACTCAGGAGGTTATGAAGGAAAAAATTTAGTATACTCATATGGAGATATTGAAAATCCAAGACAAAAGTTAACAATAGAATGTGAAACTTATCTTCCACGAAAAAATGAAGATTCTAAAATGTTTAAAGGACATAGAATTAGTAAATTTATTCATTCATATGATACAAACAATTCAGATATAGAAACCATAAATACTGAAATGTATGGAAGATTGAGTGGAAGAATTTTAAATGAAACAGATTTAGAGCCGTTCACTAAAAATTTACAATTAATAAACGCAGAAAATGAGGTACATTCAGTTTCAAACATACAAGATGGTTATTATTTTTTCAATAAAATATCACCAAATACTGGTTATAGAATAGAAGATACCGATAGTAATGTCTTAAAAAGAGATATTGTTATTTATCCAAAAGATAATAAAGAACTTGATTTTGAAGTTTAAAAAGTATTAATATATTTTAAATCTGAAAATCTATTAGTTTTTTCAACTTTGATCATATTATCAAAATGTTCAATAGGCAATGGAGAATGATTTATAACAAATATATTTAAACAAAATTCTTTGCTAAAGTCTTTTAATATTTTAATAACAATTTGAATGTTGTTTGGATGTAATGACGCAAAAATTTCATCTAAAAATAAAACATTCAAATTGCTATATTTATATTTTAAAATTTTTAACATAGATAATAAAATACAAAAATCTAAAATTTTACTTTCACCTAAAGATAATGAGCCAGAGGATATTTCTTCACCATATGATTTAATTTTAGTATTAAATTTTTCATCAAACGTAATACTGAATGGCATATCAAATTTTTTCAAAAATTCATTAATTGATTCATTTAATCCGGGTATTATTCCAGCTATAATATTTTTTTTAATACCATCTTCAGATAATATATCTTCTGAAATATTATAAAATTTAAATTTCTGAAGAGACTTTTTGATAAGTAATTCTAATTCTTTTCTTTTATTTTCATTTTCGTCAATGATATTTTGAAAAGATTCAATAGTTTCAGCATTATTATCTTGTTTAGATTCTTTTAAAATCTTAGAATTTAATTCAGATTTAACTGCGTTTAATTCAGATCTAATATCACGCAATTTAATCATTTTATCTTTTGCTTTTGTAAAACTATCATTCAATTCAGAATACTCTGATTGTAATTGTATTTTTTTATCTTCAAATATTTTTATATTATTTAAAAATTCTTCTTTATGTTCTACGTGTTCACCTATAGTTAAATTAGAACCACATTTAGGACATTTAGAATCATTATATAAATCTAAACTTTTTTTGATATTTTTAATCTCATATTCAATTGATGTGATTTCAGATCTTTTATTTATTAATAATAATTCTCGTTCTTTATAAATTTCCTGAACCTTGTCTATTTTTGAATTGGCATCTAATATTTTTTCATTAATAACTTCTAATTGTTTTTGGTACTCGTCTAATTTAGAATCTTTTTTTATTTTTAGTTTTTCAGCTAATTGTTTTATTTTTTGTTCAGTTGATTCAATATTAGAAATAACATAATTTAACGTTGCTTCAGATTTATCAATAGTTAATTTAACATCAGACCTTTTCTTTTTAACAGATTCTTTCATAGAATTTAATATGTATAATGAAAATACCTTATCTATGATATTTCTTTTGTCGGCTGGTGACATTGATATAAAAGATTTAAAATCATGCAAAGATAATGAAATCATATTATCAAATACATAATACGGCATATCCAAAAAAGTATCTTCTAAATATGATTGTGTTTCTTTTTTAGAAGATAAATCTATTTCTTTATTATTTACATATAATTTAAAATCGGAAGGTTCAAATTTTCGTACAATTTGAATTGTTTTACCATTTGATTGAAATTTTAAAAAAATTTCACCATTTTTATTTATTCTATTCGGTATTTCTTTTAAAGTGACCTCTTTCAATTTACCGTATAAACCTAATTTAATAGATTGTGATATTGTAGAATTATGACTAACTATATTATTCGTATAGTATTCATGTATATCATCAACCTCTAAATCATAAAGGTCTTCTTTAAAATTATTTTTTATTTTACTAACAATTTGAGAATATCCATCTTTAGTTAAAATAGAATCACCATTTGTAAGTTTTCTAACAGTCATCCATTTACCTGGATATTTATATAAATTATGACTAAGTGATGCAGTTATATTATAACCATTTTCTAAGAATATAGTGCTACTTGCTGAATTATACGCAGTTATTGCGACATTCCAAATTCTTTTAAAACCACGTCTAGTGTTTACGTTAATTTCAACAGAGGATAAATCTATATTATTTTGATATATAAAATCGTGGAATTCTTTAATTGAACATTTCATATAAAATGGAAGTATAAAATAAATAAAAATATATTAAATTATACTTCCATAAATTTAAAAAGTTCAATATTTATATTAATTATTCTTCGTCTAAATCTTCAATTTCTTCAGCACCTTCTTCATCACTTTCTTCTTCAGCACTTTCTTCTTCAGCACCTTCTTCTTCAGCACCTTCTTCAGCACCTTCTTCTTCAGCACCTTCTTCTTCAGCACCTTCTTCAGCACCTTCTTC